GGCGTCACACACAACGGCATTCCAATGTTGTATGATGAAGATTGCGGTGTGAACCGTGCATACTTCATCAACAGCACCTACCTTCGTGCGCACATTCTCAAGGGTGTGAACATGCGCACTAAGAACCTGGTTGCGCCGTGGACTGTGGATGCTATTGGTAAGCGTGTTGTGTGGCAAGGTAACTTCTGTAACTGGAAGTGCTTCCGTACACATGCTGTCCTGCGCAACGGAACAACGGGGTAATACCATGGCACAACGTAAATCAAAACGCTTTCAGATTGAAGTAGTGTACAATAAGGAGCTGCTTCAAACTAAATACATGCGCAACAGAGACAAAAATGCTGAAGAAATCGAAGATGAAGATGGCAACATGATTGCCAATCCAAACTTCGGTAAAAACTTCATTGAAGTCAAAGATGCGGAAATTGTGCCAGAAAGCTACATGGTGTATTTCCCTGCTGGTCACAGCGTGTGGTTTCGCACCAAGGCTGACATGGCACGTGCTGGTATTGTTGAGCATGAAAACTTCGAGATTGATCTCAACACTGGCTTGCCAGTGGAAGTTGAACGTATGCTTGACTTGAAGCAGCATGTAATGAAGAACACACGCGAAGTTCGCGTGATTAATCGGAGGGCCTAACAAATGCCGCGTCGTATTCCCACTTTCTTCCCGCAACGTGTGCGTATGAATGTGCGTCGAAAGGTGTACACTTCTAGCATTGAAGGTGATGACCTGATCACTGCGGAGTTTGGCGCACCACTTGCGGCAAACAACACTGCAATTCTTGCAGCACAGAGCATTTCTTCTGCGGGTAATGCAAGCCCAGGTGCGAATTATACTGCAAGTGAAGGGCAAATGGGTCGTTGGGGTCGCGGTGTTCGTGTTGTTGCATCAGGCGCTTCGACTGCATTGGTTACGATTACTGGTCGTGACTATCTTGGTCAGCGTATGCAAGAGGTGCTTACGCTCAATGGTGCTACGCCTGTGCTTGGTGTCAAGGCGTTTCGTTACATTGATAACGTTGCATGGGCTGCTGGTGGTGCGGTCACACTTGATGTTGGTATCACTAACCTGATGGGCTTGCCTGAAAAGGGTAAGGCTATGGTTAATGAAATCAAGAACAGCGCTGCAAGTGCAAACGCTGGTACGTTCGTTGCGGGTCTTGCCAATGCAACGACTCCTACTGGTACGAACGCAGATGTGCGCGGTACGTACCTGCCTGTGACTGTCATTCCTGACGGTACAAACACGTTTGAAGTTCGGTACATTGCCGATACTTCAAACCTACACGGTAATGCTCAGTTTGCTGCATAACGTGTAGCCTTTGCTGTAGCTGCTAACTTGGCCTGTCAGTGCGTGTCACTGACAGGCTCTTTTCAGCAAGGACCGTGTAATGGCCTTTCGTTCATATTCTGCACTTGTACAATCAACAATAACAGCTTTGCGCATGGTTGCTGGTCCTAGCACTCAGCAATATGCAGAAGATGCTATTGGTGACAAGCTGCGTGAAGTGTATGAAACGGTGCGTACTGAACGCTGGTGGGATCATCTAATGCGGTGGGAAGCGCACCAATTAGATGGAACCACCGGCAAAATTGTCGGTACTATTAGCAATGCATCGCAGGGTTGGCATGATGTGCAGTATCTGTACTTCGGCAACAATCCGCGTCCAATGGATCAATTATCTTCTATTGAAAATCCATATCGTTTAACAGGCACTACACCACGTTATGTAGAGCCATTGAATGTAACTGATGATCCTGAAGGCAACAAGCTGTTTCGCATATGGCCGTTGACTTCAATAACCACGATTGATAAGCCTATTCGCATTCGTGTTCGTGTTGATCCGCCTGATTTATTCACGGATCCATCAGTGCTTGTGCCGTTCGATGAATGGGTATTGATCAATGGTGCTGCATTTAAGTACTCCGCTACTGACGCGGCTAATGCCGCACAGACTGCTGAACATCAAGCAGCATTCGAAGCACGACTAACACAGCTTATTCGCCGCTTTGATACGGCAGTCATTGTGCTTGATCCGCGCAGGACTAATCCAAATGGTGTTGATGAATGGTGGGAGGAACGATAATGCAGCTAATACGCCGCAATCGCAATCCATCATTGCGTGTAACACGGCAAATACCTAATGTCGAAAAGATACGTGTTAGAGAAGCAAGAGAGTTTAAGGGCGGGTTGAATACATTCGACACGCCTCTTAATCTATCCACACGCTTCATCATTGAATGCCGCAATCTATATCCAGATACTAATGGCCGTTTGCGTCTGCGGTATGGTACATCTGTGTTTGCAGATGTGACAGGTGTACTTGATGAAATCATTGCAATGGAGTATTACAACACGGGGATTATTGCTGTTGGTAAGAACGGCAAGATTGTCAGCATCAATGCATCAGGTGTTGCTACGTTGCGTTGGGATGCTACCATCGCAGATAATAGCGTAGCACCTAGTGGCAATAACTCACCTAGTGGCTGGTCAACAGGCTTGACCTTCGCAAGCTTCACACAGTTTGCAGGTGATCTAATCATTTGCAATGGTGTGGATAAGCCGTTGCGTATGCAGCCAAACTATGCCTGCACGTATCTGTATGACGCAGGTACTGCAAGCAATGTGAATGTGCCGATTGCAAAGTTTTGCACCACATGCAACAATTATCTAATCCTTGCAAACACAACAACAGATAAAACTACTTTGTACATCGGTATGAAGGCTGTGGCAGGCACATTTGTTGGTGATCCTGGTGTTGATAATGATGCAGTCAATTTCGTAACTAATACGTATGTTAATCGTGGCAGTCCTGACATTACAGGTATTGCGGCATTTCGTGATACACTGATTGTATCATTCAACGAAACGCTGCTTGCAATCAAGCTAGGTACATACGACACATCAGGCAACCATCCTGCGCATATTCCTGATGTTGAAGATGTGATTGAAAATCATGGCAGTGTCAGCCATCGCTGCCTTGTGCCGCTTGGTGATGATATTCTGCTGCTTGATCAGGCTGGCATGGCCGGGGTACAACGTGCAGCATTGACCGCTAAGCTGTCACCCACACGCGAAAGCACATTAATTGGCACAGACTTGCAGCAATCACTAGCACCATTTACGCAAGCACAGCTAGAGCAGCATGTGTTCGCCATACATGATCGCATTGCACAGCACATCATGTTCTTTGTGCCTAAGAGCGATACCGTAGCAGTGAACACTGACAACAATGTGTTCGTGTACTGCTTTGATCGTGCGCTGAAGTTTAATGCATGGGCGTACTTTGATCAGATGGCGTATCGTTGTGGTTGTCGTACAGCCGAAGGACGCATCTTCCTTGCACAAGGTGTGAAGGTGTTCTTCTACCACAATCAATACAATCCATTGTACAATGATTACTCAATCGGTGGTACACAAACATGGGACACTGGCCAGTTGTGGGATGATAACACTGGTTGGGAAGAGTTGTCAAACGCAGTTGGTGTGCCGATACCATACACGTTTGCTACGCCATGGTCAGATATGCGCACTACGGGTATGTTGAAGTATTCTAAGTACGCATCAGTTATATGTGAAGGCAACGGCACGTTCTCATTGCAAATGTTTGTGGATGATTTCTTGCAGCCAGAGTTGTCTATGCAGTTTCAAATGACGGAAATCCCTGCTAATACCAACGTCGCAACACGCCCTGCAAACAATGCACAGCTATACGCATGGCCAGCTAAGTTTAACTCTATGCGCCTGCGTGTAACTGGTGAAAGCAATGCGTACATCGCATTTGTTGGTTTGCAAATGTATTACATCACTGGCTCCATCAGGAGATAACAATGGTAAGCAACATCAATCCTGATTTCATTACTACTGCGCCAGTTTCTAAGACTGGTATGAAAGCGCAGTTGCAATTCGCTAAGGATGAAATCAGCGCACTACAAGCAGATGTCAGCACCATCGGTGTGTACTTCACACAGATAGGTACTGGTGCTGATGCACGTTCATGGTCAGATAAAATGGCCGAATTGGGCTTGTATGCTGGTGACTTTGGCGCAGATTTCACTGGTGTCACAGATACGCAAGCTAAGCTGCAAGAGTTGTTTGACGCTGCTGGTTCACAAGGCAAGCTTGCAATCATCCCTGATGGCGTGTATCGAGTTAATTCACCGCTGACGCTCCCTGCTGCTGCGGCTGGATTGATTATGCGCGGCAAGATTGTGTATCATGGTACGGGTGTTGCATTAACCATTGGCAGTGCCGGCAATACATCACGTGTGCAATACAAATGGTTTGATGGTATTCACATTGAGCGTAATGCCACAACTGATTGGCTAAACGAGTCTGACATTGGAGTGCTTGCACGTAACTGTGATAATTGTTATTTCAATGTGCGCAGGATTAAAGGCTTCACTATCGGCGTTCGCACGTTAGGCGCTGCTGCTGGTAGTGGTAGCGGTCTTGCGCATGGGTTTGAAGATAATCTCATATTCATTGGGCAGATTGTTGATTGCCGCTATGGCTTCGACATTCACACTGATGGTGAGTTTTCGTGGAACAATGCTAATCGCTACTTTGGCGGTCACTTTGCAAACGCAAGTGGAACCAATACATCACTCTCACGCTTTGGTGTGCGGTTATCTCGTGCTGATATTGTAAGCTACAATCTGCATAATCAACACGTATTCTACGCTCCATCATTTGAATTACAACGTCGTAACACAGATGGCAGTAACTATCGTGATGCTATACCATTCCTAGTTGGAGTGGCTGGTCGTGGCATTGTTGCACATGACATGCGCATGGAAGCCTGTACAAACTTCACCGCAAGACATACTGCTAATGCACAAGATTGCTTCTATGATGTAGCTTATGTTGGATCATGGGGCTATAATCTAAGCGTTGACTACGATGCAGCAGTAACACGTGCTGGTGGTACTGTGCGTGTTATGCACCAGATGGGTGGTGTAGAAGAAACACAGCGTCTTGTTGCAGATGTACCGTCTGTGCGTGAGGCTATGTATTTTGATGAAGAGATTGAAGCCAACGGCAAAGCATTTGAACAGCTTGCGATACTTGGAGGCACTGCTGCTGGCGCTACGCTCGATGCAATGGTGCTTACTGGTGGTCGTGATAGCTTTGAGCTAACTACGAATGACGTGGGTATCAATGGTGCATACGCTGTAGGCTTCATTGTAGATTGTTCATCCTGCAAAGAGTTTTCATTAGCAGTTGGTGGTAGCAATTTACAGATGGTTGTCGCACAGTGGGATGGTTCACAGAATGAATTAGGTAGCTTAATACCTGTACGCTTTGCCGGCATGAGTTGCATTTACAATGCAACAGCGCGCTGGTGGGCTGCTGGCACTAACTTCGATGCAACAACGGCAGTAACGCATGAAACAGCGCAGAAGTATTATGAACATCAACGCATCACACTGCATTCTAACGCGCAATTTGCATTCATTGGCGTACTAGGTGAAGGTGCTTCACCTATTACTGGCCGTCTGAAAGCATTGCGCTTGTATGTTCCTGCACGTGCGCAAACGCCACGTGTGTTGTTTGGTGGTCAATATAAGTGGGGTTCGCGCGTAAAAGAGTTTACAATCAATTATCCAAGTGGCATATCACAGGGACCAAATAGCTACAGTGTAGTGACACACACTGTTGCAGGTATGAGACAAGGTGATCAAGTACAAGTATCGTATGATCCTGGTACGGGCTTTCACAATGGCGGGCTGATCCTACACGCATTAGCTGGCATGGGTACAGGATCAAGCAACACACTTGCAGTTGTACAACAAAACATAAGTGCCGGCACAATAAATTCTGCGGCTGGTAATTTATATGTGCGTTGGACACGTAGGAGAGCATGAAATGGATAACCTTAGCTTCATTAACCGCATTGCTGAGAGCAGTCCAGCAATCATTGGCATTCTGCTTGCAGGATATGTCGCATGTTGGAATGTGTTAAAATCATTATTGCGCCGCCTAGACAAGAAGGATGAACAGTTATTAGAGTTGAACAGTGAAATGCTCACTGCTGTAGCTGCCGTGACCAAAGCAGTAGAGCGTTTGACAGACTCCATATTGTATCGCAACACAAGTTCACTGATCAGTAACAGAGTTGTACGTAATGAAGAGGATGATTTGTGAGAAAAGGGCTTGACAAGCCCGACTTTGGGGGTATAATAGCCCAAAACGGCTTGGGCAGCTAGTATGTCAATACGTATCCGCACTTACAAACATAGCAATGACTACTCGCGGGTGCTATTGTTGTCTGAGTTGATGTATAATGAGAGTAAATACACGCATAAACCATTCATGCGTGAAGCAGTGTATGAGTTTTTGGAGAGAATTGATAATAACACGCTCATTGGTTACGTTGCTGAGCATAATGAGCGTGGTATTATCGGATTTATTGGCTTAACACAGATGCCATACATATTTACTGGTGGCTTCTTTGTACATGACCTGGCATTTTATGTAATGCCAGAGATGCGTCACACATTAGCGTTCGCAGCATTGCTTCGTGCGGCTGAGGACTACGCTAAAAGTGGTGGTGCAGATGCAGTAGTGCTTGGCATTACTGCTCCACATGATGTTTCTCGCGTAGCACGTGCTTATCATAAGCGCGGTTACAAAACATTCGGTGCATTCATGCGCAAGGAGTTGACACAATGAGTTTTGGCGGCGGATATAAACCACCCCCTGATAATTCCGTGCAGTTGCAACGTGAGCAATTTGCACGTGAAGATACAAACCGCGCTGCTGAGCGACAACGGCAAGAGGAAGATGCTGCTAGGCGTCGTGGCGAGTTCACAACGGCACGTGATACCGCTATTGGCGATTATCGTGATCGTTCAGCACAGCGCTTGACCGAACGCGGTCTTGATCCTACACAGTATAACTTCCTGATTGAGAACGCAATCAGAAGTGGCCGTAATGCGCTGCCTGATCTGGATACTAATCCATCGCAATACTTCACTGATGCATTACTAGACAATGCTATCAATCGCACACAGGCTGATCGTCGTGCAAGCTACACTACGCAGGCTAATCGTGCGTTTGCTGATAACTTCGAGCGCGGATTGTTTCAAGATACTGCTGATGATCAATTCATTAACGCAATTCTTGGCAATCAGCGCGGTGAAGCGGTTCGCTCGCTAGACATGGCACGTAGTCGTGGCAGTCTTGACCAAGTTGGGTATGATGCTGCAATGGCACGACTTGGTGAAATGGAACAAGCAGGCCGTAGCACCGCTAATAACCTTGGTAGCGCGGTCATTCAAGGCTATCGCAATCGTACACGTGATATTGGTAATCGTGCAAGAGAAGCTGCCGGTAACTATGAGTTGGGTGGTGATTTCAATCTTGGTGGTTACACTACAGAGTTGTCTGATCTAACTGGTACACTGCGTAATTCACTGGAAGGTGACATTAGCAGCGCACTAGCTGGCCAACAATTCTTTGATCTTGGCGACATACTAACACGTGGTGGTAGTGCGCAAGGTCCGACTAATCCTGCATCATTACCTGGCTTTATAGCCGAACGTGAACGTGTTCGCAATGCTGAACGCGGCGTTGGTGGTGGTGGAACATTCTAATAGGAGTGTGACATGGACCCCTTTACCATAGCAACGCTAGCATCTGCCGCATTAAGCGCGGCAGGTGTTGGCATGGGTGCGATGCAAGGTGCGCAAGCACAGCAAGCAGCTAATGCACAGAATGATCTTGCATTGCGGCAATTCTATGCTAATCGCCGCATCGCACAGCAACAAGAAGAAATGGCTCGTGCAGGAACACGTAATGCACGTGGTGATGTAACCGAATATGTGCCTGGTGTTGGGTGGGTAGAACGCCCAAGTGCTACAACACAAGGCATGATTGCTGCATCTGATCAAGAACAACGCTTACGCCTTGCACAAGATTTGCCACGTGCGCGTATGTTGCGTGAAGATAACTTTGGCAGGCAATTAAGAGAGGGTGCAGCGGCTGATGCAATACTTTCTGGCATCAATACCGGATCACAAAGTGTAGAAGATTTGCGGGGAGCATTGATCCGTGCAGGAACAGCTAGAGCTTCTAGTGGTGCTGACGATATGCGTAAGCGTATTGGTCTTGTATCACTTCGCAGTGGCAGTGGTGGAGAGCAAGCACTTGCTCAATTAGGCCGCAACCGCATAGCAGATACACGCACTGCAATCGCTGAGGCTGATCTTGAAGCACCTAGTGAATATGTAGGTCGGCGTGGTGCGCGTACTAATTCACGCTTAAATCAGTATGGTGCGCTTGCTGCACGTGCATCAGCACCAGAAGGTACACCATTCACACCTACTGTACTTGATGAACGTCTATCTGATGTACTGCGTAGCCGTGCTAACATGGCACCGCAGGCATTGGGTAATGCTATGAGCCTTGATGGACCACGTGTTCAACATGCAGAGGACCGTACACCTGTTGGTCTTGATAGCATTGGTCAATACCTGCAAGGACTTACGCGCATGGCTGAGCGTGAAGGTTTGCGTAATCGTGGCACATACAACAACAATCCTTCATCGCTATCATTCAGCAATGTCAATCGCCCTGTGTCATACAACGAAGCATGGGCATCTAATAACTACATGATGTGAGGCTTAGACAATGGCACGATACAGTCTGACAGTAGTTAGGCCGACACGCATTGGTCGTGTAAGTGCGCCCGGTGCAGACGAATTGCGCAGTGCAATGGCTGGTGAACAAGCAATGACGCAGGCTATGCTACAGCCTGGGGCTAGTCAAGTCATAGGCCACCGCTTTCTTGCAGAACAGAAGGCGGCAGATGCCAAGCGTGATTACACACTAGCGACTGAGCAGCATAATCAAACACTATCTGACATGCGTGAAGAGGATCGTCGTCGTGCGTTAGAGGATCAGGCAACACGTAATCGTCATGCATTGTTGACTGCGGGCATTAACAATCCTGCTGGCATGTCGGCAATGACTGCGCCAGAATTAGAAGGCTTGCTTGATCCTGGTGCGCGTGATTTGTATCGTAGCTTGTTGCGTGAGAGTGTAGCTGCGACAGGTCGCAGGTATTCATTGCGTCCAGAAGGTAGCAGTGATGTTAGCCCAAATGTACAAGCAAACATTGATCAGCGCAATGCTGCGCTAATTGAGCGTTCTATCAACGCTGCTAGAGCTGATTTAACACGTCGAGAGGCTGCTATCATGGCAGATGCTACTCGTCGTTTGCAAACTGAGTTTAATCAAGCACGGCGACAAGCAATCACTCAAGAGCGCGATGTAGCTATTGCCGCTGCTAGGCAGCGTGCTAATGATTTGATTGCTGGTCTTGAAGCGCAGCGTCGTGGTGGCCGGGGTAATGCTGCACCTGCAACACCACAAGGCAATACACAACAAGCAGCACCGTCTAATAATGAAACAGTTGCACCGCTAGAAACACCTGATCCACGTGCGGCAATGATTGAGTCAGCACGTAGGCATCTGGCTAATCCTAGCACTACACCACAACAGCGTGAAGCTATTCGTCAACGCTTGCAACAGAATGGCATTAACCCGGATACAATGCAATGAGTGGCAGTGATCCCTTTGCTGATATTGTATCAGCACCGCAACAGAACGATCCATTTGCTGACATTGTGCAGCCTAGGCGTCGTGTAACTAGCGGTGGGATCATTGGTAACATTCCTGGCATGAGCATTGCAATGGATGTTGCGCGCGGCTTCACTGGTGCAGTGCCTGACATTGCTGGTCTTGCAGGCTATCTAAGCGGTAGTGAGGGGCTAACTGATTGGAGCAAGCGCGCGAATACATTCCTTGATCAAAACATAGCACAACGTGCTGAGTTTAAGGATGATCCAGTACGTGCATTTATACAAACTGCTGGCCCTGCATTGATACCGCTTGGCGGTCCTGTAGCTAGTACTGCAAGCACAGCTAATCGCATCGTTCGTATGCTGCCAACAAGATTACAGCAAACTCCTGGTGTGGCTGGTACGATTGGCGGTGTTGTTCGTGCTGGTGAAATTGCATTGCCCGGTTCTGCACCATACACTGCGGGTAACATTGCGTTGAATGCTGGTGCTGGTGCAGCATTGTCATACGGTGCTGAGCAGCTTGGTGATGCGGCAGAAGAAGCAAGACTTGCGCGCATCAATCCACCACGTACTACGTCTGTAGTAGCGCCAGAACCCCCTGCTGATCCATTCAATGACATTGTACCGCCTGGGCAAAAGTCATGGTATGAGACTGCACAAGATGTGTTGCCATGGGTAGTTGGTGGATTGGCTATTGCCAGTGTTGGCGCAGCTATGCGCTTTCAAAGCCGTTTTGCGCAGAAGCAGCTTGATGCTGCCAATCCAACAGCGCTAACACAGCCCGGTACGCCAGATGCTATGCAGCCTATGACTGGTGTGATTGAAGGCATTGAAAATGGATTGTTCAATCAGTACACTGTATTGAACAACCGCATTGATGAACGTGTTCGTGAAGGTGTCATTACTCGACAAGAGGGTGATAGCATCATGGGTACGGTGATCACACACGCCAATGAAGCTGTCAATAGCGATGTGCTGCGCGAAGTGTGGGACACTGGCTTATTCCCTGGGGGTACTAAGACAATCCCACCTAGTGAAGTCGCATATCGTGCATCACTGCTTCGTGGTCAAAATGTTGATCCGCGTACAAGCCGTGACGACTTCACACGCTTTAACGATATGCTCGCTGCGATGGATGAATTAGACTTGCGTAAGTCTAATCTCGATAATACTAAGACTGTGCGTGATCCTGTCACTGGTCATTACAAGCAAGTGTCTGACCCTATATGGCGCACTGATCCGTTGACTGGTAAGCAAGTTAAAGGTGAACCTCGTAGGTCTGCATTGTCTGACATAGATGATGCGACACTTAAACAGCGTGTGGCAGAAGGAATGCAGTCACCGCAAGTAGTAAAGATTGTTGATGAATACCGCCAGATTAACAATGCATTGCTAGATTATGGACATAAGATGGGCATATGGTCAACAAAAGAAGTTGCTGACATGCGCGCTAAGAACCCTAACTACATGCATCGTATGATTGCTGATCTGGTATTAGAACGCAATCAGCGCGCCGGGCTTAGCCCTATTGTGTCTGCAATGGAAGGTAACTCACCACTTACTAATCGTAATCGTGCGGAGAATGCTGGACCTGATCGCTATCAAGATGCCATGATGAACATGCAGGATGGCATTGGACAGACGCTAGACTTCATTCGCCGTAATGAAGCATTGAAGAGTGTTGCAAACAATCTATCTAGCACATTTCCTAATAGCGCTGCAAAGCCTGTAAGCGGTATTGGGCGTGTGCTTGTTGATCGTCCTGGTGTGCAACCAAATAAAGGCTACATACCTGTGCCTTTTCGTGATCATAATGGAACACGATATATACTTGAATTGGATCCCACAATAAGCCAAGGCTTGTTGCCATACCCGCGCGCATTCGTGCCTATCGCTAATGGTGCGCGTATGCTAGAGCAGAAGTTGACAACCGGGCCTATAGGCTTTCTGCTTGGTAACTTACAGGCTCCCGCATCTATGGCAATGGGTGCCGTTGCTGCGCTTATCAATGCGCCGCCACATCTGCGCATTGGCATTCTTGACAAGTGGATACAGAATAGCACAGGCATTAGCCCGCGCAAGTTTGGCATTGTTGATCCAACATTCTTTGCGCAGGTACTGTCAGCACCATTGCGTGATCTGTGGGATTTACGTGGTCAAGTGCTTGGTAATGCATTGCAGCGTTCACTAGACAAGAACGGCTTCATTGCTAATCAGCTTGGTCCTGTTCGTGCGCAAGCTATGGCTGACGCATTTAAGCGCAGCTATGAAGCAAGTGATCTGCATCGTATGAAGAGTGAGGGGTTGATTGCGCAAGGTTTATCCTATGCCATGGAAGGGCAGGGATTGACGGGCTTTGCTGCGCAGATGCGCAATCTTGCGCAGAATAATCCTGAATATGCGAAGGTGATGAATTACGGTGGATTTGCTCCTGATATAACTAAGGTACGTTCGCTAGAACAGTTTCGTGAATATGCCGCTGTAAAAGGTGCGCGTATAACGCCGATTACTATGCGCAAGATATGGCAGGGGTATTCTAAGTTTCTTGATCTAGTAGCTAACGCACCACAAAGCGCTATTTATCGTGCAAACAAAGGCCGCAATGATCGTGGTACTATTGGCTTTGCACGATCTGTGACGGGTGATCCATCACAATATGGTAATTACCGCATTGTGCAAGGTGTGCTATCTATGGTTCCATATGGTAACATCATGGTGCAGGGTGCGCACCAACCTGTCAAGGCTTTCAAGCGTGAACCTGCGGCATTTGCGGTGCGCACTGCTATGTTTGCTACTATGGCTACTACTGCAATGCTGCAATCTGCTGTAGATGCAGATGAACGTGCGATTGCAGAAGGCAAGCCACCTAAATCTGTGGCACATTTGCTAACACGTGATAGCCGTGATGCTGCTGGTGCGTTTCGTTTCTATTGGAACAGTGATGATCCTGAAAGCAGCATTCGTGTACCCATTGAACAGTCATTCGCACCGTTCTTTAGCGCTGTATTGGGGTCAATTCAAGCTGGTTTTGATGTAGATAACCCTGATTTCTTCACAGAACGCTATGCACCGCTGCGTGATAGCCTGCATAGGCTCATTGAGGATGGGAATGATCAGCGTATGCGCGCGTCATTTGGCTTAGCGGGTGCTGATATACCGATGCTTGGCGCAGTTGATGCAGCTTCACGCATGATTACTGGCAGCACAGTAGAGGATGCTATGTCATTTGCTACTGGTCCACGTATTGCACCTGATCGCAGCACTAAATCGCTTGATCGTCTAATGATGAATAACGATGTAAGCGATAGATACACTGCAACAGTGTTGCAGACTGCACTAGGCTATGGGGGCGAAGCATTGCTGGACCTATGGCGCACGTTTGGTATTGTGCAACGTACTGAGGGGACTGCGGCTGCTGCAAAAGCAACGCTTGGGCAGTACGGTGCGAACATTACTGGTGGTGCGCGTATCGTAGGTCCAGCAATGTTCGGCCAAGAACGCAGAATGCGCAGTAATGACGTTGTTGGTGAAACAATCCTAGCTATGGAGCAGAAGTTAGACACTATCACACGCAATCTAGGGCAGATACGTGGTGGTGAAGGCACGATTGGCCCATCTACACGCTTGCGTGAACCGGAGTTTGGTGGTGGACGTGCTGGTGTTCCAGAAGATATGCAGCCAGTGTTGCTACAGCTTGCGCAATTCAATTCACAGATTAGTAAGATACAGCAACAACGCAAGGATAAGCTAGAAGAATTGCGCACATTGAATAGTTCGCCAATTCTTCGTGCTAATCCTGGCGAGTTGCGCACCAAGACTAATCAGGTAGCGCAAGAAGTGCGTGAGATAAACGCACAGATATACCAAGCTATGTTGAGTGTTGAAGCTGATCTATCTGATGATACAGGGCGGCGTGTGCGCATTGCTGACATTGATCCGATGAAGGGCCTTGATCAGTTTCCGCGCATACATCGCTAAACATCAGTTAGCTTCTCAAGCATCAGTGAGTTAAGATTGCGCGCTAGTATTCGGTTAGTAGCGCGCCACACTGTTTTGCGCCTGCCCTGTGTTGCTACGTCAAAGCGCTGCACCATTTCCATTTCATGCATGATAGCTAATGCGTACTCCAATTCACGTGTCTTTAAGTGTCTGCGTGTTTTGAATAGTACTTCGCTTTGACCAATGCCCAATTCACCAGCTTCTAGCAACACAGTACGCAGCTTGTCTATGCCATTCGTCATGCGCATGGCTTCTTTGTTTGCACCGAATAAATCTGCTGCTGCTGCTTTATTATGCTGAATGATCTTAATCGCATGATTGATGTGGTGTGCATCAATCATCCAGCTTTCATCATTAGCACTGAGCAATGCTGCTAGGCGCAGTATGTGATGATCCTCTCTAGCTTCAAACGATGCAATGAATGGATCATTCGCATCGCCATCGCGTCGTTGCTCATACCACCGCACGAACCTAGCTTTAGCGTTCTCAGTTAGATTGATCCCACGCTTGGACCAATTCTCTGCTTGTGTACGCAGTGAGCGTAGTTGTTCCGCTAATGCATCAACATTGTTGTCCTGTTCCTCTGGCCATGCTACAAGTCTCTTGCGCTTCTCTTCAATGATGAAGAGACAACGGCTAGTAAAGCCACCTTCGATTACATCAGGATTGATTGCGCGCACTAACCAGCTAGGTGTGGATGCTGCTGCAAAGGTGAGATACACGTTGCGAACGCTTGTCTTATCAGTTGACATACGGCTGTATTCACGCAATTCAGGACAGTCATACAGGTCTGTCAGCATACCTGGCATTGCGATGGCATACTGCTCTTTGCCCAGGAATGTGACTAACTCACTGACAAGTATTGCACATGATGCAGCATCGTGTGTCTGTGTATGCAGTGCTAACTGTTCACGCAGCTTCTCTGGTGTGATGTTTCCAGTCACTGTAACGATATCATTGTGAAATCCTGCCGCACGAAATACACGTTCGCACATGCGGATAGCAGTTGACTTGCGTGTGGTTCCTGCTTCTGCACACAGTACAACATACAAGTTCAGGAACACAGGCGCATTAGGCCGCCGCACAATCATGCGACGGCCAATAGCGTTGCTGATTAACCACATTCCACACCAGAAGTCATATCCTACTGGTGTTTCTAATGGACTCATGTACTGCAAATACTTGTCCAGAAACGTACCCTCTTTTACGGCTTCACGATACATTTTGTTTGTCTCCGCCGATTGCACAAACTGTGTGCTAGTTGCAGATTGTTGAACCTGTTTGTGCCACCTAATGCTACGGGTATGATGTGATCTATGTGTGCATCCTCATACTCCATAGCACTGCCACATAGTGCGCAGTCACCGCCTTGTGCCGCATATAGCTTTGCTTTAATGCCTCTGCGTTCACTAGCTTTGATGTAGCGTGTACCTTGTTTGCTGCTTGGCGATCTCTTAGGCATCGAATTTCAGCTTCTTCATGTTAGACCAGCGATGCATACCTTGTTCATCCGCATAGCTGACTTTGAAATCTGCGGGGATGATCAATGGTTCACCGTGGATGATCAATGGACTCTCGGCGTACTTGCGCATAATCTTCGCTACGCGTTGCACATCACGCTCTCTGCACAATGCAGTGAGACTGTCATGGTTATTAAACGGTATTCTTGCATAGCGCGGCCATTGATCATCCTCTTGTGCTTTGTATTGTACACTGCATACGAAGTCACCTAGTGTTGACTGCGGCTTGAATGCAATGATGCTGTCGAGCAAGTCCTCGTCAATACGACTACCTGGAAACTCCATGCGCCTTCCTAGGCATGTCCACAATTCACGATGCTTGTACACTTCATCAATGATCACCTTCCACCATATCTTTAGTTCTGGTGTTGCACGATGGTAAGCGGCATAGGCAAGTTCAGCATCCTTAATGGACAAGCCAGTGGTCGCCGCAAGTCTAGCAGCTTGCATTCGGTAGTTAAGCCCATGTCTGCATCGCTTACTAATGGCTCTAAGACTAAGGCTGCCGACAGGGTGTTCGGGTGTTGCGTTGGTGCTATCGTAATAGTCAAACTTAGGGACACTATCATATGGCACCTTGAACATTTCACTGGCAAGTGCGATGTGAGCATCGTATGATCCTGGGTTGAGTCTTGCACGTTCGAATTGATCCTTCCATTTGATGATCTTCGCTTCCCATCCTACGATGCGCGCTTCTGCTTGTGCGCCATCGAAGTACACATAGACTAAGCTTTCTTCTCTGGACCGTTTAATTGCGGGAGTTGCCATGCTTCTACCTCTTTTTCCTCTACTGGTGGTGGTTCTTTGGGATGCTGTATTTCTACACCAAACATAAACAATCGTTGCGTTGGCTCGTATCGCCCCACACGCATAGCAGTCATGTTGATGTACTGCGCTAAGATGCGCCACGAACGCCAATCCACCATGATTGCGTTTAGTTGCACATCTAATGCCGCTGCATCATCTTTCATCCTGCTCACAAGCTGCACAAACTTCTCTGGATTAGACAGTGCAAACCTCATGGCAAGCCCTTTGCATACTCAATCATTTCTTCATACGTCATGCCTTTATACGCTGCCGACTTCTCCATGTACGCGATCATGCGTTCCTCTGCTAAATCGCGTGACTTGCTACGTGCTTTGATCTTCACCCATTCAGTGTGTATATCTAAGCCACGCTCACTAGCCGTTGTGTATGGTGTGAGAGGAATGATATGTGTTTTCTGTCTGATCATTTGATCGCTCCATACTTCTTTATCAAGATTTGATTGAGGAAAGCCGTCACGGCATCAAAATCTTCTTGGCCTGACATTATCTTTCGCCACAATACAGGGTCTTTCTTTGCATAATTTACAAGCTTGTGCATGACTTTAGCAGCCCCTGTTAATTGCAGCATTGTCGGTATCTTTATTGAGGACGGTAAGCCGTAGTCATCAGCAGCAATGACTGTATCTGGATGATCATTATCACGCATTGCTTTTGATAACTCGTACACTTCTTGCCACATCGCACGTGCAGCACCCTCTGCTTCGTGCGCTAGACGTTCTAGCTTTTCAATGTCAATCATCGAACATCATCCTATCTGCTATGAACATGCCTCGCAGCATTTCAGGTTGGTTTTGAAGGTTCATACCGCTGCCCCACAGTGTCTGACTACTAGACAAACGGCCAGGGACATACTGTGTTCCAAACTGTTTGTAATCACTGCGCATACGACCGTCTGCATCAATATCCGCTGTGATGTACGTGCTATACAGTTTGTGCTGTTCCTTGTATCTATTGAGTAGGATCAGCATACGCCTAGCTGCATCGCTAGTACGCGGGTTCTCGATCATTGCTAGACGATTAGCTTCGTCTGTGCTTGCTGTCTTGCCTGTAAGTCTTAGCTGCTCAAAGAACAGCTTACCAAGTTGTTGCGACGAGTTTGGATTTGGATTGATAGTATCATCATCAACAGCCTCACGTGCTGCTGCAACAAACTCTGCACTTAGTTTGTCAACACTCGTACCAAACTCCATTTCTAGCTGCTGACGCATTGCAGCGTCAACACGATTACCTAGTACGGTAGCCGCAATCAGGTGTGGCTGCAATCGCATGACATGATCACGATAAAACTTCCACAGCTTCTGCGACTCTAACTCTTTCTCGATGCGTCGTGCGACTTCCCAAGTAATGCAAACATCCTTGACGTTGTACTCCCAGAAGCTTGCAATGTTACCCCCTTCTTTCCATTCACTCTTCTCATTCTTATAGTAGGGGTGTGTTGTGTACTGCCCAGTGAGAAAGCCAAGATTGTGTGGCCATGTGGGATGCAGCGTGTGATGTGCAAGTAGCGTGTCAATCCACAACGGCTTTGCCTTGATACGATCTTTATACCAAAGCCACGCGCAGTCAAATCCCCCGTTTTGCGCCACAAGTTGTACACTTGCATAACGAAGCACACGCTGGATCGCACGTCTAACAGTTGCTTCATCAACCACCGACCAACGATTATTTGACAAGCCCCGAAAGTTGATGCACATGCCCTCATTAGCGTTGTTTGCAAAGCCGATGCACGCTGTCTCATTAGCGATTACCTCTACGTCAAACGATACTGGTTTGCCTTCTTGTATCATACGATCACACCATTGCACTGCTTCACGTGGTGAGGGATCATAGATAGGCGTGATGTTATGTTCACGCCACACACCCCGTCGAACCATGTCTAACTTGCTAATGTCAAGCCTAAAGATTGGTTCTAGTGAAGGCTTACGCATGATGTTTGCAGGATTGTGTGCAATGATAAAGTCACGTTCTCCATCACCAACCACACTACCGCGCCATTGATCAATACCGGACTGCCCAACAATCGCTTGCAATGCAATGTCTCCAAGCACAAGTATGTGCTTGAGGTTGGGTAGTTGTGACAATTCCCATTGGAGCAGTGCATTCCAGTGTGATAATTCGCCACGTGATATTCCTTTCTTATCTCCACCTTTGGTATCTACTAGCTGACGCTTCACTACGTTAGTGATGTAAAAGTGTTGGCGATGCAAGCCAAAGCCTTTCATCACGTCCCATAGGAACCTACCTGATCCACCTACTAACGGCACTTTTAGTTGTGTTTCCCTAAACCCAGGTGCTTCACAAACAATAGCAATGCTACTGCCAAAGTTACCGTCAGCAAGGCAATCCGTAGTAAGCTGTGCAGCCTGCGCTTTGCGAATAAACTCACGGTTCAATTCTCCTACAGACTCAACCATATGCTGACAATCTCCTTCACCTGTTCACAGAAATGTGTGGTGCTACTATCGTTTGACATTTCAAGGGTGCGCACACCTGGCAATTCAATGTAGCCACGACTGTCACCTGCAAAGGTTTTACCTTCACGATGCAAGCGCACTAACAATACATTGCTGATACCAAAGTAAGGTAGCAATGGTGCAGCTTCGTAGTCAAATCCACTATCACTGCATACGAATATCTTGCTTGGTGACTTCTGTATCTCACGCAATGCAAGCTTGCCAAACACGCGCATACCAAACTTGTCTTTGGCCCAATACTCAGACATGCTGATCTGCACATCCACATAACTGTTCTGAAACAGCAATTCATCTGGTTCAGTTTTCTTGCTTTCGAGATACGCAACCTGTGCATCTGTAAGATTGAAGAATGCTTTAATACCATCCTTCAATGGGCGGCTCATTTTGAACCGCATTGTGTCAGGAAACGAGGACCATACATGATTAGCAGCAGTGTCTTTGCCACTGTGTCGAGGGCCATTGAACAGTATCAGCTTTTGATTAGCCAATCCGTGCAGCATATCACTCTCCAAAGATGCGGGGTTCTTTGATTGTCACTGACAGGGCCAAGCCCTTTGAGTCAGCAATCATTGTTACATGCTCACGCGCACGTGTGATTGCTGTGTACAGGTTCTTGCGATTAAGCAGTGTGTGATGTGACTTGTTGACCACATAAATCACATGCTTATACTCACTGCCTTGTGCCTTGTGTGTAGTCAATGCATACGCAAGATACAAGTCGTTTTGTGGATAGCCAATGCGCACTTGATTGTCCACCACAGTTTGCACAGCAGGTGGAATAGAGCATATGCGATCCTCGAAGTCAACGACAATCTCATGCAGGTCAGTGATTTCGATAACCTTACCTACCTCACCATTGAACACACCATTGGTGCCGTTGTTGCATTCAAGGTCGTACCAATTCTTAGCCATCACAACCTTGTCACCAACACCAACACGAATAGGCGGATCGTACACCTTACCATTGTATGACCTACGCGGTACATCAATAGTCACACGATCATCTGGCATCAGCAGCATTTGCAGCAGCGCATTAAGCTTGTGTGTACCTACCCATGACTTGTTGCCAGGGGTGAGTATTTGATTACGCAAGCTGGTGAAGTCAGACTTCTGCAATGCATTGATCCATTCAGGATGCAATGACTCTGCAATAACTTCTACTGGCCGATCAGTGATGATCAAGTCAAAGTCAGGCAGACGTTGTGGTGAGCTGCCTTTCAACACACGCTGCGCATTAGTCAGAATACCACTATCACCTGTCTGCCTATGCACACGATCAAGACGAATGCCATCGAAGCGCTTGAGCAAGTCATTGAATGCAGTTGGTTTAGCTGCTAGTGCAGAGTTGCTTTCAATAGGTGGAAGCTGCGACTCGTCACCGAATGCAAGCAGCCTGCATCCTGCGGGAAATGCATCAAGCAAGTTGCGATGCAATTCTTGATTGACCATTGCGTATTCATCAGCAATAACCGTATCGTATTCGATAGGCTTCTCACGTGTCCTGCGCGGTACAGTTACACCATACGGCTTACCAGTGCGCGGATTGATTTCACGCGGTGCTGTGTATTGCAGCAGCATGTGAATGGTCATAGCAGGTGCGCCGGTTGCTTCACGAATACGGCGCGCAGCTTTACCAGTTGGTGCTGCAAGCACTGGATTGTAGCCATTCTCTACTAGCTTCTCATAGATTGTGCGCATGATCGTTGTCTTGCCACTGCCAGCAGGGCCAGTGACTGCGACAATTCTGCGTGACACATCTAGCGCACGTTCGACTGCAAGCTTCTGCTTCTCGTCAAACTGATCTAGTGTGATTGGTGTAGCTGCTTCTGACATTTGTTTTCCTTACGGCGTTACTTGTGGATGAATGCCTGTGTTTTCTTTATGCAATGCTGCTGCGCCAAATACGCAAAGCCATCGCATTAACTCGCCACGTGTAATGCCTAGCCTTTCTGCTTCGACATTCAGCAGCGCTAAATCTTCTTCATGCATACGCACTGCAACGCATCTACCACTGCTATTTAGTGATGCAATGCCTCTACGAAATGATAGCTTGATTGGTTTTGGTATTGTGATTGAACCAAGACCGGATACGTTTTCACTCATTGCGGATACCTTTGCTATACAAAAATAGGCGGTAACATTACTGCTACCGCCTATCGTAATGTATCACACGTGTTAGCTACAAACACCGCTGCGAGAGTGT